GTTATCCTAAGGTGGAAGGCGACGAATGGCGATCCTGATAGTTCAGGAGTAACCAGGTATCGGAAAGGTATATACAGTAAAAACTTTTAACTGTAACATTACCTATCGACAACCCAAACCTAATGATTAATTCGTATGAATCAAATCAATAGTTCCTACCCTAAGGGTAGGTATGGCCCAGTAAAAGGAACAAGCAGGGCTCGTAATAAAAAAGTTTCTAGCAAGGATTGGTATTACCAGCCCAAGCTTAGAAATGAGGGTATAATTTTATACTCAATTCTAAATGTCTACAGCGTGGAGTTTTATAACTCCATCGTAGCGGACATGAGGAACCTTATTACCTCGTTGATCAAGAACCACGGATTTTCCGATGGTCCTAAAAGGTACGGTATAATTAAAAACTATACCATTGACCTGATTGAGATGAGGGAGCCTGAAAACCCGGGGTGGCTAGCCACCTCGGAGGTTCACAGAATTCCATCTAAGTTGGGAATAAATTTTATCCAACTTATTGTAGATTACATGAACTGTACTGACACGGATTTATCCGCTAAGTACTATCAAGTAATTCTTTCACTCGTTAATATTAATCGAGCGATTGAAGGCCTTTCTCCTCCTGAGTTTGACTCAGTAGTTGAAAAAGCCATCCCAATCGATGAGGTATTATTACGATCTTTCGATACATACGTATCAAAAAGATTAACTCAACATAAGTATGACTTTCCTGAAGTAAACTTATTTGAAGTCCGTTTTAATTTGAAAAAGAACGGACCAAATGGTTTACCCAAGATTGAAACAGCTCATGAAGAGGCGATATGCCTACTTAACAGTAAGTTAAACTCTCCGTTCAAGCATTTATGCGAAGAACTTCGAGTTGGCTACCTGTATGATTACTTGTTGAAATTACGGGAATTTCCCGGAATTACTCAAGAACAATCGAACAGCAGTCTTAGCAAAACAATCCTAAGGAAGCTAGTTTCCGTCCCAGATTCAGGTTTCAAAACCCGAATCGTGGCTATTGTAGATTTCTGGACACAACTTATCATGGTTCCTATTAGGAACTATGTAAGAAAGGTCATAGAAATAGAATTCGGTAAAACCGACTTCACTAAAAGTCATGACGATGGCGTTAACGCCATGCAAGTCTTTCAGTTACAATGCCTGGATGGTCTAACCGTTAATGGAATAAAACTGGATGCAATGCATCTTAAGTTTTACGACATTAGTAGTTGGACGGACAGATTCCATAGAGACCTTCAAAAGGTTACTATGAAACACCTGTTCACACCCAGACTAGCTGAGCAGTGGTCACAATTAGTGGTCCACTGCGATTGGTATGCCCCTGACTTGAAACGTACTATAAAGTACGGACAAGGCCAAGGCATGGGTACTAATGGTTCGTTCGACATTGCTACCTTAACCGATCATTTGTTAATCAATTATTTGATTGACGAATGTTCGCTACTTAAAGGGGTTTTCCCCGATAATGCGTGTTACGGTAAGGTTGGTGACGATTTATGGATCTATGATCCAGAAAATCTTATACCAGAAACTTATTTGAAGATTAATCTTCCTATAAATTTTAGCAAATCTAAAACGTTCTGCAAAGCCGGCAGTATTGCCGAATTTTGCTCACGAACGTTTTGGAATGGAGTTGATGTCTCTAGGATTTCTCCTAAGGTCATTAACCGTTCCAACGACTTTCGGTACATCCCAATTCTCTTGGGTTTGTGTGCTAATCGTGGCGTTCAATTAGACGCCTCGTCTTTCACGTATCTTCAGAATAATCTGAAGGACACGGAAGAAACTTATTTCGATAAACTCCAAGATTGGATACTCTCGATATTAGTTACTGGAAAATTTGAACAAAGTTCATATTTCAGTAAACTAAATCTTGAGTACTTGGAGAAGGGTGGTTGGTTATGTGGCAGCCGAGTTATCTCGGTTCTGTCTAACCCCACACTCTTGACCAGACTTCTAATAGCACATAGTGTTATTAGGTTAGT